CCGACTGGTTTTTATACATAAAAAAAATGTACAATAAATTAAACTACACAAAAAAAATGTACAATCCAGGAATTTAGTTTAGAATGATTCTAAATTAGATAGATAAGAATGAAACTTAGAATTATTCTAAATTAGGTAGGGGGGGTTCGCATTTAATAAGGGGGGAGGAAAAAACAGACCTTTTGCCTGGCTTGTATAGTATCTACACCACACATAAAATTATCAGCCTTTTCAAAATAGGCCCCTTTGTTTTATTTCTAGGGTACCCATCTACTTACGAAAAACACCAATCATAAACTTACCATCTTGTCCGGGTCGGACCTCACCGTAATCCCCACGAGTCTGACAAAAGAAATCTAAATCTGTAAACCCAGCATCACATGCAAAGTCTGAGAACTCATCAGGATCATAATGTTTAAAGTGAAACTCATTAACTGGTGGTTGTTTGTGTGGTCGTACCCATTCGTTCGGTGAACTACAGATGAACGTGTTTGATTTCTCGGCAGCTAACTCAAATACTTTTGGAACCAGCTTTGGTGGTATGTGTTCGATAAACTCAAACGACACAACAGCATCGTAACTTTTCTTGAGTCGGTTCTTGTCGAGATTAGTAAAATCGGAAACGATGTAGTCAATACAAGGAGCTGTGAAGTTGTAGGCCTCTTGAAAAACTTCATAGGCTTCTGCTGATTTGTCGATACAATCAATCTGTGCATCCAAAAGATTGTGCATGACTACAGAGCCATACCCAATACCACATCCTATATCTAAAACATTTGAAGCACTCTTTATGGTTTTACAGGCAAAGTTATATCGATTTAAATGATCACTACGAATATTATTCGGATCCATAATTCTTTCTACCATTTTATTTCTCCACGACTACGGTGCATCCTTGTTTCCAAGAACGAGCTAAAGGTTTAACAATTCTGTTATATTTTTTACACCATTCAACTAAAGCTTTCCATTCACCTTCTTGCCAATTAGGATAATGAGCAATCGGTGAGGTTAACAAATCATCAAACCGTATTAACGTGCCGGCTACAATTTGATCATTCAGTTCATCAAAGATTGTTTTTGTAGAACTATACAAATCACAATCAATATTGATAAAAGAAATATGACCACGATGGTCTTTCTTCCATCCGGGTATGGTTTTAGTAAACCACCCCTCATATAAATTTACGTTATTTCGTACATTCGGTAATTCTTTTAAACTAAAGAAACCTTTCTCAATAACTTTGTGACCCATGAACCATTGTTCAGGTAATCCATCAAAGCTATCAAATCCATGAAATGTAATTTGTGGTTTACGATGAGCCATGTAGTTTATTGACTTACCTTCAAAGACACCAAACTCTAAATAGTATCCATTTTTATTTTGTATATTATCTAAACAAAAATCGTATTCCATAACTCTATGATCAAGAAGTACCATAGGAGTATATAAAAATTTATCTACATCCATTTTTCAATAATAAACAAACACTTGCATCATGTCAATTATGTAGATATATTTATAACCACTGGTAGAATCTGCTTTAGACTTAAATAACTAAAGATTAAAGCCTTTTGATTGTCTCCTTTGGCTGTGATCCCGGTACACTAGGAATGAGGGGGTTGGGGTTATTCCCCTCATTCCATTTTATTTAACGGAGTTTATATGTCAAAAAAACCACAACTACCTAGACCTCATATTATTTATGGCAAAATGACTGAGCCACAGTTAATTCAAGAATTTAAAATATTAACAAAAAACTCAAAACACACAACCGTAGGAAAACCTGGTGAAATAAAAAAAGAATTAGAAAGAAGAAGATTAAAAAGGTTGTATAGAGTCAATAGAGAGGAATATAATAAACGAATGTTAGAAAAACCTTCACAAGACATTAACAACGAAAAACAATCTACTCTTCCTAGAGGCATGACACCTATGCAAGAAAAATTTTGCATGGAGTATGCTGGTACAGGTAATGAGTTAGATGCTTATATCAAAGCTGGTTTTAAAGAAGATATAAATTTAGCTAAAACAAAAGTACGTGCTAGACAATTATTAAAAAATGAAAAGATACAAGCTAGAATAGAAGAGTATCAACAAGAGGCTTTAAAAAAAATCGCATGGACTAAGGAAAGAGTTCTTGATAAACTTTCAGAAGTTTACACAGAGTCTCTTAAAGATTCTGATTTTACAAATGCAAATCGTTCTATGGAAAATATAGCTAAACATCTAGGTATGTTTGTTGATGTTTCTAAAATTGAACAGACAGTTAAGACAACAGGGTTTGAATCAGGAGATAAACGAAAAGATATACAAAAACTAGCAGATATTGCAGGTTTTAAATTAATTGATGGAGGCAGTAAAACTATTAAAAAAGAAAAAAAGGAAGACAATGGCTAGAAATTATCGAAAAGAATATGATAAATTTCAATCTTCTACTAAATCTAAGAAAGATAGGGCTCATCGTAACAAAATGAGAAGAAAACTTTCAAAAAAAGGTAGGGTTAAGAAAGGTGACAAAAAGGATATTGACCATAAAGATGGAAATCCTAGAAATAATTCAAAGAAAAACATAAGAGTTATTAAACGATCTAAAAATCGAGCTAAAAAATAAAAAATGGAGTTGGATCTCAACGACGACCAGTTAAATTCTCTTAGATTTCATGCTTACGAAAATGTTAGACAGAACTTTTTAAGTTTTGTTAAAGGATTTGCACCTAAATTAGTAGCTGATTTTAAAATGGGTAGGCATATTGAGGTTATTTCTCAAAAATTACAAGAAATTGAAGAAGGAAAAGTAAAAAGATTGATGGTTTTTCTACCACCTCGTTCTTCTAAGTCTGTGGTGTGTTCAAAACTATTTCCTGCATGGTATTTAGGAAGACATCCTCAACACGAAATTCTATCGGTATCACATAGTGATCAACTTGCTAGTGATTTTGGTCGTGGTGTAAGAGATTTAGTCAGTGATCAAACGTATCAAGATATTTTTGATGTTAAACTACGTTCTGATGTTAGGGCTGCAGGTAAATGGCAAACAAACAAAAACGGTGTATATGTAGCAGCAGGTGTTCGTACTCAAATTGCAGGTCGTGGTGCTCATGTAGCTTTGTTAGATGACGTAATGTCAGAAGAAGATGCTTTTAGTGAGGCAGGTCGTCGATATATTAAAGAATGGTATCCAGCTGGTTTACGAACACGATTAATGCCTAATGGTTCTATTGTTATTATTAATACTCGTTACCATGAAGATGATTTATGTGGTTGGTTGTTGTCTTCTGAAGGAGATCCAGATTTTTCAGAAACATATTCTTGGGAAGTTATAAAAATACCAGCTTGGGTTGATGAGTCTTCTTCTAAACTATTAAATTTACCAATAGGTGGTTCTTATTTTCCTGAATGGAAACCTGATAAAATTCTTAAACAAGATGAGGCAGAAATACGGAGACACAATGGTTCACGATATTGGGAATCTTTGTACATGCAAAACCCTGTACCTGATGAGGGTGGTATTTTAAAGAAAGCTTGGTTTAATATGTGGGATGAAACTGAACCTCCTAATTGTGATTTTGTAATTCAAACCATGGATACAGCTTTTTCAACAAGAAATACAGCAGATTTTAGTGTTATTCAAACATGGGGTATTTTTAATACAGTAGAAACCGATAGTGAGGGAATAGAACACAATGTTGGTAATTTAATTTTACTCGGTAATTTACGAGGTCGATTTGAATATCCAGAGTTAAGAAGTAATGCTCAAGATGCTTTTGAACAACATAATCCAGATTTAATTATTATAGAAAAGAAAGCTAGTGGACAAAGTTTGATACAAGATTTACGAAGGGCTGGTCTTCCAATCTTGGAATATACACCAGATCGTGATAAAGTAAGTAGAGCCTATGCAGCTTCTCCTTTATTAGAGGCAGGCAGAATTTTTTTACCTAAGAAGCCGTGGGCACAAACATTATTTGACGAGGCTATAACGTTTCCAAATGGAGCACATGATGATCAAGTTGATTCAATGGTAATGGCTGTTCATTATATGAAAGATTCTTGGCACTTGCAACATCCCCATGATCCGTATTATAGTAGTGAAGATAATACTTATAAAAAAAATAAGGCAACCTATTGGAAGGTATCTAAATAATTATGGCTATTGAAAAAAACCCAAATGACATTACAACACCCTTAGAAAAAACAAGAGAAAAAATAACAGAGGCTTCAGAGGGTCTTGGTATTGATGTTAAAGTAGATGAAGAACAAGAAGAAGATATGGCAGTGGATGTAGATCCAATTACAGGTGAAGTTGAAGTTGCTTTAAATGAAGACAGTGGAAAAGTGTTAGCAAGTATTAGTGGAGATTTTTACACAAACTTAGCTGACTTGATGGAAGAAGATGATTTAGAAGATATTGCTGCAACTATTTTAGATAATTATCAAAGTGACAAAGATTCAAGAGATGAGTGGGAACAGACATTTGAACGTGGGTTTGATTTACTAGGTCTGAAACTAGAGGAAACAACAGAACCTTTCGACGGTGCCTGCACAGCCACTCACCCTTTAATAATAGAAAATGCAGTTAAGTTTCAATCCAAAGCCAGCCAAGAACTTTTTCCAGCTAAAGGACCTATAAAAACTCAAATCATTGGTAATCCAACTCCTGAAAAAGAGGCACAAGCTAAACGTGTTAAAGACTTTATGAATTATCAAATTACAGATGATATGCCAGAGTATTTTGACGAGTTTGAAAAGATGCTCTTTCATCTACCTTTGATTGGAACAGCCATTAAAAAAGTTTATTACGATGAAACATTAGGAAGACCGATATCAGAATTTATTCCAATTGATCAATTCCAAGTTTCTAATTTAGTATCGGATCTTAGACGTGCAGATCGTTATACTCATTTAATTTATCGTACAGAAAACGATCTTAAAAAAGAGATTAATGCAGGAATGTATAGAGATGTTGAGTTAGGAGATCCAGACAGAACCAATAGAGGATCAATTACATCTAAAGCAGAACAGGTTATGGGACTGTCAGCCTATGATGATAATCCATATGACCCAAGTTATAGTTTATTAGAACAACATGTATATCTTGATTTACCCGAACCATTTAATAGTCCTAATGGAGAAGCATGGCCGTATATTGTAACCGTTGAACAAACAAGTAGAAAAGTTTTAAGTATTAGACGTAATTGGAATGACGGAGATGTTCGATATCTTAAACGTGAACATTTCATTGCTTATAAGTTTGTACCTGGATTTGGATTTTACGGTTTAGGTCTTATACATTTCTTAGGTAATTTAACAATGTCAGCTACAGCTGCAATGAGAGCCTTAGTTGATGCCGGTCAGTTTGCTAATTTACCCGGAGGTTTTAAAGCTAGGGGTGTAAGAGTTGTTGGAGATAATACTCCGATAATGCCGGGGGAGTTTCGTGACGTAGAGGCGACAGGACTTGACTTGGGCAAATCCATAGTTCCTCTGCCGTATAAAGAACCATCGCAAGTTCTATATCAGATGTTAGGGTACGTAGCCACTGCTGGTCAGAAATTTGCTGACACGACTGACCAAGTTGTTGCTGACTCAACGAATTATGGACCGGTTGGCACGACGTTAGCATTATTAGAAGCATCAGGTAAGTTTTTTTCAGCAATTCACAAAAGACTCCACAAGTCTCAAAGAGACGAGTTTAAAATATTAGCTAGGATTAACCATGAGTTTTTACCTACAAGTTATCCTTATGACATTATAGGGCAATCTGCTGAGATATTCAAGCAAGATTTTGATGGACGTGTAGATGTTATTCCTGTCAGTGATCCAAACATACCATCTAATGCCCATAGATTGGCTCAAAGCCAAATGTTATTACAACTAGCTTCACAATCTCCTCCGGGAACATTTAATATGCCAGAGGTAAACAAAGCAATTTTAAATGCAGCTAATGTTGATAATCCAGATCGTTTCTTAATACAACCACAACAAGAAAAACAACAAGATCCTTTAGCTGATATTATGACAGCTTCTAAAGGTATGCCGATTAAAGCATTTCCGGGACAAGATCACGATTCTCATATTGCAGTTAAAACAGCTTATCTACAAGATCCATTAAATGGTGCAAATGAAGTTATGAAAATTGTACAACCAGTTCTTATGGCAAACATACGTGAACATATGGTTCTAAGATTCCAAGAACAGATGGGAGGTATGATGAAAGCCAACGAAGGACAAGTAGATGAAGGGGGTAGTTTGGGTATGATTATGGCCCAAAGTGCACAACAAATTTTAAAAGCTAACCAACTTGCAGCCCAAGGTGGTTTAGATAGTATTGAACAACAAAACTTAAATATGCAAAAAGAAGAGTTAAATTTAAGAAGAGAAAAAGGTGTTTTTGATGCTCAAATGCAACAACAAGAATTTAAATTAAAAGAAAAAGAAGTTGATATTGATGCAATGGTAGAGGCTGCTAAAATTGAAGAAAAGAAAAAAACGGATACAGGAAATTTAACAGCTAAAGTTGTAATGGATTTGTTAAAAATGATTGATAAGAACGAACCAACAAAAACTCAACAACCTCCTATTGAATTAGCTGGTGGAGGAACTCCTGCAGATCAATTTAAACAAGCAGCAGATGTTGCAGCTATGCCAACATCAATGACTCCTCCAACAACACGACAAAATGTCTTGCCTAAGAATTTTTTAGAACAAGCTTTTGAAGCTCAAGGAATTGACCCTCAACGATCTTTTAGAGAAAAACAACAAGCTAGAGAAGTAGAAAAACCACCAGTTGAAGATATTGCTATAGTAGATGATCAAGATGAAGTAGTAGAAACTCAAGATAATAAACTAGCTGAATTAACAACCGAAACAGAAAGAGAAGAAGAAATGACTAGAGAGTTACCAGAAAATTTTGGGGAGTTTACTTTTAAACAAGAAATTGGATCAAAAAGTAAACAACCTCATGTTCCTTCAATAAACTCTGGTGTAACAATAGGGCCAGGTTATGATATGAAAGAAAAATCAAAAGACCAAGTTATAAATGACTTAACCACTTCAGGTGTATCTGAAGATAAAGCTATAAAACTGTCTGAAGGTGCACAATTATCTGGAGAAAGTGCTATTAATTTTGCTAATAAAAATAAAAACATTAAAGTAAGTTCGGAAGTAGAAAGAAATTTATTTAAACTTGTTTATCCAACTTATTTAAATAAAACTATACAAGATTTAAAAAATATGGGATATGATCCAGATTCAATTGAAAATGATAAATTAGAATTGTTAACAGATTATACATATAATATTGGTACATTAAGAACTCATCCTAAATTTGTTAAGTCTATGATTGAAAACGATTTTGAAACAGCTAAAAAAGAATACAAAAGATTTACAGGAAAAATAGAATTAGGAAAAAGAAATAAAGATACATTAGCAAGTTTAAACAGACTTGAAAAAAAATATGTTGGATAAAATAGAAAATCACGGTGTTTCACTTCCAGATCCAGCTGTAGTTTTTGAGGGTAAACAAGTTGTTAACACGAACGAATATCCAGAGTATTATTTAAGATTAAAACATGCGATAAGAATTTACGACAAAAGCATGTTTATAAGTAATCTAGAACGGTTATATCAAGAACTCGACAGTAAACAAACGTTTCTATATAGCACTCATATTGAAAATCAATTTAAAAAAGCTGTTTCTCAACTAGTCTTAAAACAAAAAAATGACAATATTAGTTATAAAATTAAAAACAAACAATTTAATGACGAAGGATATTGGGATACATCTATTGATACCGACGATTTAAATAAATGTTTAAAACAAGATATAGAAACGTTAGAACAAGCTCATCCTGTTAGAAATACACGAATACAAGATAAAATAGTAAACTTACCAAAAGAACATACTATCTTTGACAAGTTAAATAAAGTTTACACACAGCACAATCTATTACCAAAACCTTTTTCTATTACAGATATCAACTTACATATTAGTGATAACCATGATACGTTTAATGAGTATTTTCAAAACGATCAACGTAAGTATCCACATAATAAACTGTATACGTTACATATAGATCCAAAATACAATTATATTAAAAGTATTATTTATTTAAATGAAGTAACAGAAACCAATGGCCCCTTTGCTTTTATACCTCGATCTCATCGGTGGGAATTTGACCCCCTCGAAATCTTCTTCGCCAAAAGTAATCAATTGGTTAATACTTTATCTACACCTGAAGATAGGGCTGCTAATGCTACCTTACCGATATGGGCAAGAAAGAACTCATACTTTTCTAGACAATTTACAGACGAAGAGCCATTATCCCAGAGACTTCAAATAATGTTAAAACACTTTACTTCAGACAAAAGTAATTTTATATTATTTGAACCAAACTATGGTTGGCATAGAGGTACACATGTAAAAGAAGGAAAACGAATAGCTTTACAGGTAATATTAAAGCCATGTTAAAATGTAAACATTGTAATACAGAAATAAATTGGATAAACTACAAAGACGAAGACGAGGACCCAGAAATGTTAAAATTATTATTTAGTAGCTTTTCATGTCCAACGTGTGGTAAAAAACAGAATGAACCAACAGCTTAATCTTTCTGACGAAGTTTTAAATAGACGAGTTTTTA